AGCAGGATCATACTTAGTAACTCCGAACTGTTTTGCTAATTCAGGAGTGTAAGTGTCAAAGTTTTGGAATGCAGCAGAACTAGTAGCAAGGGAGTAGTAGATTAAGTCTGGAACGTAAGACTCCCAAAGCTCTTTTAAGTTCTGAGTGGGGGTACTGAATACTCCTGTAGAAAATAACGTATCAAGTAAATATTGGATTGACCGCTTCGTGCCTTTCATCTTATAGATGTCTACTGCGTTGCGAAGCTGTACTCGCCACTTATCAATGTCGCCTCCAATAAACTTCCAACCAATAAGTTCCCCAAGAAGTTCTAAGAATTCCTCAGGACACTTACCAATATCATAAAGAACATTAAGCTCTGCTTGTTCTGTTACTCGATCAGCGATAGCGAAAGAGATGGAGTCTACAAACCTCTTCAGTGGGCCTGCTTCTTCTACATCTGTAATCAAAACCCCATCAGCCGTAACAGAGGAGGTGTCAAAGAAGGATGTGAATGCAGACTTTACTTTGTTATCTGTGCTGTCTAGGAAGTGCGGGGAGTATACGATATCAACCAGAGTCTTCAACCGATCTACCTGTTGGGTACCGCTGGTGAATACGCCCACACTACTATCCAAGGAGGAGGTATAGCTTGCTGGGATAATGTCATCCGTTGTCGTAAACGTAGGCTGGTTCTTCCAGAGATACTCTTGATACAGTGCTAGAGTATCTTGTAGTACGATTGATTTACCCTGCCATACTGTTTTTGCTAGAAGTTCTGGTAGAGCCGTGGAGGGGTCAAACGGAGTAGGCTTCAGCGATACCGGGGCTGGTCCTGATCTGTTTAAGAAATATACCCAACCTAAATTATTTGCTAGGTACTTATATGTTCCCGATGAATCATTAGAAAACGCGCTAGCGGTCAGTGTGGCTAAGTTATCTGTTGCGTGGTCTCCCGCATGAACTAGAGGGATGCTAGGGAGGAGTGTTCCAGAAACGTAATCAACGAACGCTTGGCTTGTCGCGTAGTCCTTTAGCTTTACGTTTAGAGGGGTTAGGATATTTCTTTGAAAATCATCCGAGTTAATCTGTGCTGGGTTTTGAGTTTTGTAGAAGTATCTTGCGAATCCTTGCGGGGTTCCTAGGCTAGAAAGCTCCTCATCATACGTTAGAGACGATACTGGGAATATGGTAGCTTGGTTCTTATTAGCAAGAATATGTGAGTTGATTAGCTGGTTAGGGTATGATACATGCGTCCCACTAATTGTCTGCTCATCGGAAAAATAAAACTTTGGAATAATCTTCCGAATAGCATCCGAGTAGTTTCTTTTAAAATACTGCTGCTCATCATTAGAGACTATAAGATCGTCCCTAGAAGTTACGACAGCCATGACCTCAGGTATAATCTTACCCTGATCATCAAATCTAGATTTTTGGACGTATCTTCTTGCCATTAGATTAGAACAGTGTTGATAGTAAAGTTATTTAGCTGAATAATCTCACTAAAATCGACCTCGGTAACCTCTGGGAGATTGTCAATCGTGGAGTACCTAACACTAGGTAGTCTGAAGATCTCCCTGTTTAGCTCCGAAGCTATAAAAGGCTTACCAAAATCAGCATTATCAATATTGAAATACTCCCGAATTATCTCAGCAACCTCTTGCTCAACCTGCTGTTGGCGAGGAGATAGCTCTCTGTCAATGCGAATAGTTATAACTATATCTAAAGTTCTAATTAAGCCATCAACCACTACTACTTCATCCGTTAGCATCTTCTTAGGTTCAATCTCTTCTAACAACTCCTGCTTAAAAGTAGGAGAAGCTTTTTGCAATCTAAGATCATCTGCCTTCTCTAAAGTATACATGTCAATTACGTTGCCTGACGAAAAAGCGTCTCTAACAGCAGCAGTAGTTTTACCTACGGTTCCTTGTTTTGATCTAAACGTATTACCAATAGCAATAAAGTCCTCAAGAGTTACAACCCTATCTTGTCGTTTGAAAGTATATGGGGCGTACTTTTTAGCGTGTTCGGCAGTTTCTGCCTCTGCTCCACCCGTGGCAGGTGTTCTGTTTTCTACCGTTAAGGATGTCGCACCTCCTGATCCTGCTCGGGCTGTTGTTTCTACATTTAACACCCCTTGGTCCAAGTTTCCTCTAGATCCCCCTCCCACTCTATAGGCTACAGTAAACTCAGCACCTGCGGGTGGGGAAATGCCAATAGCATTATCCCCAAAAAGAACAGTGGCTGCGTAGTTATCATCGTAGACCACTTGGAAAATTTTATCAGTTCCACCAGAGGCTGAGTATAACCTATCTGCCTGAGTATAGGCTCCGTTCGCGTCAGAGTCTTCGTTTTCCGTGGTCACAAAAACTTGAACACTTCCCTCCACAATCGGAGAGTTTGTTAAACCAATTCTTTTGTTACCTTCTAAAGTATCAAAGGTGCCTTTCTGAATAGCTATGGCACCCTCAAGCAAAGCGCAGTTCTCAAACACAGAACTAGCCCCTGTTGCCCCACCATTTGCAACTTCAGATTGTTCGAAGTTTAATTGTGCAGCAGCATTCTGAATATCCTCAATAGCATTATTTGTAATTTTGTAAAGAGTATAGTTTACAGGAGCACTATCTTCCTTAGATGTAATAGCAACTGTTCTATTAGTAGGAACAATACTCACTGGGAAATCGTTATGGTCTGAGGGGAGGGTTTGGTTGGTTAGCCTAGCCCCAGCCCCAGCAGCTAACGGACCTTTCATGTCCACGCCTACTAGCTCCAAAAGTTTCTTAAGGTTATTCCTATTTTTTACAGTTCTTAAGTAGTTCTCGTTAGCCAACATGTCCCCCTTCAAGGATAGGACACTGCCCATGTAGGAGACTACTTCAATAAGCATCATTCCTAGATCCGACTCTGAGAAGTTTTGATAATCCTCAGGGTAGACAGCCTTGATGTATGAGACGAGGTTTTCTCTAAGCGAGAAGAAGTCCGTTCCCGCGTAGTCAATATACTCAACCTTTTTTCTATCAGGGATAGAGGCGAGCTTCATAAAATCACTGTTTGCTGTTCCTGAAAAAGACATTATCCTATAGTAACCTCAACATCAAAAATATCTAACGACTGATCAAGTAATTGAAGTGTTAGACTAACATAAAGCTGAGATCTCTCTGCCTGAAGAGGGTCTGAGTAGACAGACAACGTGATAACATTTACAGAGCTAAAATACCTCTCTAGTGTTCTAAGAATGTCTTGCTTTATTAAATAATAAGTTGTTTGATCTAATGGCTCAAACAGGTACCTTTCTAAGTTAAGGCCATAGTCTGGTAACATGACGCGCTCGCCTTTGTTACACATAAGAAGCTGCCTTAAGTTATTTCGAATGAGTTCTCTACCAGTCTCACCAGTGAAGTATGACCCCTCACCTGTGTTATTTTGAAGGCTGGGGGGAGCACCTGTGACCGTCTTAAACTTACCCACAAGTGGGTAACACATACCCAGCTTCTTCTTATACTTAGACTGTACCTTTCTTTTTACAGAAAGGCTGGGTTCAGCACCATATAAATTATTTGAAGTAGTAGTAGCCATTAATAGGAGTAAGTTCTAATATTTGTGAAAAAGCCTTTTTGTGCATTGTAGTTCTTCAATACTTCTACTGAAGTTAAGGCTCTATTATATAGCTTCATACTACCAATGAACCCATGTAGACCACTTTTTTTGCCGCCAAACTCTCCACCCATGAAGTTCATGCCTTGAGTGGTTCCAGCATAATTAGCTAAGTATGTTGCTGCGTCTGGGAAATCTATAACGTGCATACCGTCCGTGTAGCCCCCTCCGATAACCCACGGTGTCAACGCGGTCATGCCTCCAATAACTTTAGGGGTAGGCCCTTCCCACCACCAAAAGTCTCTAAATCCTAAGGCGTCTGGTGGGAATAAGGGTGCGTTAGGGGGTAGATAACTTTCAAAAGATTTTGTATAACTAAACGAATTAGAGTCCACCGTGGATGGAATATTCGGTGGAGTAGCCTCAGTAGTTCCAAAAGTGTCC